CTGACAGCCAGATCACAGCAACACTTATATCTGCAGGTGCTACTGCAACTACAGGTCAAATAACTGTTACTTTTACTTATCTTCAAGCAAATAATTTGCAGGACGCTATAGTAATATAATAATTAATTAGAGGGCCTTCGGGCCCTCATTTAAAATATGGCATTTGATATAAACGAAGCATTTGAAAAATTAAAAGAGAAAGGTGAAGCTCTTATTAGTTTTGGAAAAGATAAAGAAGTAGATACAGATGAAAGATCATCTGTTGAAAAGTATGATGATTTTTTAAAAACTACTGAAGTTATGAAAGCAGGTAAAACTGCAGATCAAAAAGCTGTAGAATCAATAGATGATACAGGAGCTACTGAATCAATTAAAGATGTTTTAAGTAAAGAAGAAAAAGAAAAGAAAGAAGATACTGAAGATAGTTTAGAAAAAAAATTAGCTAACATAGAAAAAGTTATAGATACATTTGGTGGATCTAAAGCTCTTCCAACTGGACGATTACCAGGTAGTAATATTAATGCTAATATAAATCAAAGACCTTTAGATATGGGAAATGTTCAAGCTAAAGCAGCACAAGCTGAGTATTTAAAACCTTCTACTGTACCTAATGACAGAATTGCTTTACTATATGAAGACTTAAAAAAATATAACCTAATTTAGGAGAAAAAAATGGCAGGATCGGATCTAAATGTAGCTTTTACTTCTACTACTGGAGGTACACAAACATTATTTGGTGGACCAACTAGATTAAAAGCTTTTATAATTACACCAACAGCTAGTGCAGGCACAGTAGTTTTTAAAGATGGTGGTGTAAGTAAATTTACAGTGCCTACAGCTGCAAGTGTATCATCAGGACCAGTTACTATTAATTTACCAAGTGACGGTGTAAAATTTGGTAAATCTTTACAAGCAACTTTAACCGATGTTGGTGGAATTACAACATTTTTTGCATAATGGAGAAATATGGCTTTATCGGGAACTTCAACTTTTACTTTAACAGTAAATGATGTAATACAAGAAGCTTATGATAGAATAGGTGGTGATCCTATTTTAGGTTATGATGTAAGGTCAGCTAGACGTAGTATGAATATTATGTTTAGTGATTGGGCTAACAGAGGTTATAACCAATGGACTGTAGAATATAAAACTTTAGCAGTTACTACAGGAACTACAGAATATACTTTAGATTATGATACAGTAGATATCATCAATGCAAACATTCAAATAAGTAATGGAAGTGAATATGCAATGACAGCATTAGGTCTTAATGATTATGCAGCAATTTCAAATAAAACTACTCAATCTAGACCTACACAATATTATTTACAAAGATTAAATACTCCTGTACTTAAAATTTATCCAGCTCCTGATCAAAATTATACTCTTACTTATTATCGTATGAGAAAAATTGAAGATATTACAGCTTCTACTGTAAGTGGTGTAGAACAAAATATAGATGTACCTTTTAGAGCTTTCGAGTGTATGTGTGCAGGACTTGCTTATTATCTTTCTAAAAAAAGAGTAGGGATTGCAGCAGCAACACAACAAATTTTAAAAGTAGATTATGAAGAAGCTTATCAAAGATTAGTCGCAGGTGATGATACTCCTTCAACTAGAATTATACCAGCAACAGGCAACAGCTTTTATTCATAATGGCTAGGGTTCCAGCAAGTACTAGACCTCACAGAGCACCTTCAAATAAATTTGCTGGTGGAAAATATGCATTAGCAATTTCTGATAGATCAGGTATGTCTTTTCCTTATCAAGAAATGGTATTTGAATGGACAGGAATGTTTGTTCATACTTCAGAGTGGGAACCTAAACAACCTCAATTAGATTTAACTTATTTTACTGATGCACAAACTTTACAAAATGCTAGACCTCAAGCTAATATAAGTGCAACACAAGCTTCTAGAACTGGTGGAGGATTACCAGGTTCTTTTACTGGAGGTGTTCCTAATCAAGTAACTGCTTTACCCGGATTTGAAAATACATCAGGACAATCTGTTTATGTTGGAGTTGCAACTATTCCAACTACTTGGTATACAAACAACACAAATTTGTTACAGATAGGATTAGGAAGTGTTACTGTTGTAACATGATAGAAAATAAAAAATTAAGTGTTATGATCGCAACACCTTGTTACGGTGGTCTACTTTCAGAAGGATATTTACATGGCATAATGAGTGTAACTCAATCTGCTGCTCAAAATGATTATAAAGTTCATTTAAACACAATGGGAAATGAAAGTTTAATTACTAGAGCTAGAAATACTTTAGTAAGTCAGTTTTTAGATTTAGATGATAAAGATCCAGATGCTTTTACTCATATGATGTTTATAGATGCTGATATAGGATTTAATGGTGATGCTGTAACTAAAGTATTACAATCAGGTTACGATATAGCTTGTGGAGTATATCCTAGAAAATCTATTGATTGGGAAGGTATACCTAAGTTAATTAAAAAAAGTGATAAACATCTAGAACAAAGATCATTAGGTTATAATTTAAATTTTGCAAATCCAGGAAATATTGAAGTAGAAAAAGGTTTTTCAGAAGTAATGGATGCTGCAACTGGATTTATGTGTATTAAAAAAGAAGTTTTTCGTAAAATGATAGAAGCTTATCCTAATCTTAAATATACAAGTGATCAAATAATTAATGGAAAAAAATATGGTAGTGATAATTGTTATGCACTTTTTGACTGTATTATTGATGAAAAAAGTAATAGATATCTATCAGAGGATTATGCTTTTTGTAGATTATGGCAAAAAATAGGTGGTAAGATACATGCTGATCTTCAAAGTCCTTTAACACACTATGGAACTTATCCATTTGCAGGACACGTTTGGACTAAATTTAAGATTGACGACAATTTAGAGGTAAAAAAAGATGGCGATGACATACAGCAGTCTAAAGACTGATATACAAACATGGGCTGAAAATACAGGAACAGATTTTATTAGCCAATTAGATACTTTTATAGATAATACTTTTGATTCTTTATCAAGAGATATAGACCCTATTGGATTTAATGAAAATGTAACTACTACAGCAATAGCTGGAGATAGATTTGTAAATCTTCCAACAGCCATTGAACCTATGTTATTTAATTATTTAACTATTACTGTAGGATCTAATGTAAGTTATTTAGAATTAAAAACTTTAGCTTTTTGCCAAGAATATTGGCCTAATATATCATTACAAGATCAACCTAAATATTTTGCTAATTTTGATGATGATCGAGTATATTTAGCACCTACTCCAGATCAAAATTATACTTTAAAATTAGGATATCAAGGAAAAATTAATCCTTTATCTAATACTAATACTACAAATTGGTATACTGAAAATATTTCAGACGTTTTATTATTTGGTTGTTTAGCTCAAGCAAATCTCTTTACAAAGAACCTAGAAGATTATACTATATATACAAATTTGTATAATACAAGAGTTGCTACTGTTAACAATGAAGCCCGTAGAAGAAGAAGAACGGACTATAAATTTCCAGGTAGCCCTGTTGGTACAAACACATTAACTGGAGGACAATAATATGGCAATAACACAAGCGATAGCTACTGTATTCAAACAAGACTTAATGTCGCCTGGTGGAAACCTTGCAGCACTCACATTAAAATGTGCTTTGTATACGAATGCGGCAACTTTAAATGCAACAACTGCAGCTTATGCAGTAGGGAACGAAGTATCATCAGGTGGCGGCAGTAATTATACTGTAGGTGGAAACGTATTAGCTAATGTAGCAATTTCTGTAGATGGAACTACTGCAATTTTTGATGCGGACAATGTTACATTTCCAAATGCAACAATTTCTGCTCAAGCAGCATTATTATATAATGCAAACAATGCAAATTCGGCAATTGCAATTTTAGATTTTGGAGGAGTTAAAACTTCTACAAATGGAACTTTTGAATTACAATTTCCAACTGCTAATGCAAGTGCTGGCTTAATCAGAATAGCATAAGGAGAAAATCCTTATGAGTGCTAGTGTAGGTTACGGTAGACTTGGTTGGAATGTAGGTGCATGGAATACATCTCCTGATTCAGCTGCCATTATAACTGGTCAACAAATTTTACCATCAGTAAATTTTGGTGAAGGTTGGGGTAGAGAATCATGGAATGAAGGTGCATGGAATAGTAATATTGGATTAGTACTTACAGGTACTGGTGTAATATTTTCTACTACTGGTCAACAAACAACTATTTCTTTAGCTAATGTAATTACTACAGCGGCTACTACAAATCTTATTACTGGTCAACAAACAACTATTTCTTTAGCTAATGTAATTACTACAGCGGCTACTACAAATCTTATTACTGGTCAACAAACAACAGGATCTATTGGAACTTATTCAATAGCAGCTGACGGAACAATGACTATTGTAGTTCCTGAATTTACAATAAACACTTCTTTAGGTAATTCTCTGACTGGAACAAGTAATTCTCTGACTGTAGTAGGACAAAGTTTAACATCTTCTTTATCTAATATTACACCTAATATTGAAAACTTTCTTCCTATTACTGGAATGAATGTTAATGCTAATGTAAGTTCTGTTGTAATTAGTAGTTCTGGATTTTTCTCGATAACTGGTCAAGAAATAACTATAAATTTAGCTACAATAATTCCTAATTCTAATAATAATATTAATATGACTGGTCTTCAAGCTAATGTAATACCAACTGATTTAAGATTTTGGGATCCTATTATTGATGATAATACTGAAACTTGGACTAATATTTAGTGTACAAATCAATACAAATATATATTATTTACATAAATAAATTTATAAGGTATAAATAATTATGGCTTCAACTTATACAACCAGATTAAAATTAGAAAGACAAGCTTCAGGAGAAAACTCAGGTAACTGGGGTAATCTTACAAACTATGTTTTAAATAGAATTGATAGTACAGTAAGAGGATATGTTACATTAAGTGTTGCTGGTTCAGCTAATGTAACTTTAGTATCTAATACATCTACTACAAATACAGCAGAAGCAGCTGATGATCAAGTTCACAATAAAGTAATAGAATTCACAGGAGCTTTAACAGGTGCTATTACTGTATTTACAGATGCTGTAGAAGGTGATTATACTTTATTTAATAATACAACTGGTTCACACGTTTTAAAATTTGCTAATACTGGTCATGCTTCTAATGGTGTAGCTATTACTCAAGGTCAAAAAGCATTAGTATATACAACAGGAACAACTGTGGTTGATATACTTGCTGGAGCAGGTTTAGGAAATGTATCTACAACAGGAACACAAACTTTAACAAACAAAACTTTAACTTCACCAAAAATAAATGAAAATGTAGTATTAGCTTCTACTGCAACAGAATTAAATAAATTAGACGCCTTAAGTAGAGGAAGTATTATTTATGGAAATGCAAGTGCTGCTACAGCTGTTTTAACTAAAGGTGGTGCTGGTACAGTATTAACTTCTGATGGCACAGATATATCTTGGGCTGATGCATCAGCTGGAATATCTTGGGTTACAACTCCAAAGACAGCAAACTTTACAGTAACTGCTGGTGAGGGTTATTTTATGAATTCAGGAAGTGCTCTTACAGTGAGTTTACCAGCAGGTCAAGCTGGAGCTACTTTTGCAATAGCAGATTATGCTAGAAATTTTGCAACAAATAATTTAACTATTTCTCCAAATGGTTCAGAAAAAATTGGTGGTATAGCAGAGGACGCAACATTAAATGTTGATGGTCAAGCTGCAACTTTTGTATATGTTGATGGAACAAAAGGTTGGATCAATGTTCAAAACGCAGAAGATACAGAAACAGGAACTCCTCCTTTTATTCAAGCAACAGGCGGAACAATAACTCAATCAGGAAATTTTAGAATACATACTTTTAATAGTCCAGGTACATTTCAAGTAACAAAAATAGCTACAGAATCACCAGCTCCTATATATAATATAGTAAGTTATGCAGTATCTGCAGGTGGTGGTGGATCAGGTGGATCAATTAATAATGTTCATGTTGCCGCTGGTGGTGGTGGAGGTGGTTATAGAGGTGGTAGAAACCAACCAGTAGATTCATATACAGAGAGTCCACTATGTGCTTCATCAGGATTAGCAGTTTCAGCACAATCTTATTCAATTGTAGTAGGTGCTGGTGGAGCTGGAGGTTGTGGTGTAACAAGAGGTACTAATGGAGTTAATTCAGTTTTTCAATCAATAACATCTGCAGGTGGTGGAGGTGGTGGAGCAATAGGTAGTCCAGGAGCCCCTGCGTGTAGGTCAGGAAGACCAGGAGGTTCAGGTGGTGGAGGATCTTCTCAAACAGCAGCAAATGGTGGAACAGGAAACACACCTCCCGTTAGTCCAGCACAAGGTAGTAATGGTGGAGCTGGTACTGATGCTCCGCCTGATTTAAGAGGTGGAGGTGGAGGTGGAGCAACTGCAACAGGCGGTACTGGATCACCAGCTGCAATTCAAGGTAGAGGTGGAGCAGGAGCAACAACAACTATTTCAGGAAGTTCTCTAGGTTATTCTGGTGGTGGTTCAGCAGGTGGAACTG